GGGTTACACGCCTTTGGACGCAAGAATTCTTTCGGTATCTCTACGGGAGCTTGCTTTGTACCCCTTGATAGAAGCTTTGTTGATCCTGTGATTTCGAAACTCCGTGGTGTGCAGCCAATAGGAGAGAATCCGCCTACTATTGGCTCTGAATCGGTTTCACGAAGTGTTGTCACTCTTCATAAAAAGAGTGTCTTCCGTTATATTCCTGAAGGAGCTGCGGATGTCTATGGGTCGCTAACCGGTTTTCGGGCTAATCCAAAATCTCGCGTGCAAGATACTCCTTTACGCTCTGATTGGGAAAAGTATGGTATCAATACTGATTTTACAAAACCAGATATGACCACTTGGAGACCATGGCGTATAGCTGCTCTGGATCTTGTGCAGCCCATAAGGGGCATGGATAACCCCACGCTTTTTGCGTGTGTTGATGCATTTGAGAAAGATCTTATATCTAGGTTGGACCCCTCCATGTTTAGCATGATGCATCGTGTCCCTGAGGATGTTGCTGTTAATGGAATGCCAGGTGTCACTTACGTGGACTCCATTAATCGCACTACGTCCATGGGTTCACCGTATAACACCCCGAAAGGGAAATTTTTGCGTCGATTGGACTCAGAAATTTTTCAAGACGGAGTTGAATTTACTGATGAGGTACGTCGTAGGATGCAAGACATTCGTGATTGTTATTCGCAGAGGAAATTGTGGCGTCCTGTGTTTACAGCTCATTTGAAGGATGAGCCTGTGAGTGCAAAGAAAGCTGCAATTGGCAAAACACGTGTATTTTGTGGCGCTCCTATTGACTGGACTGTTGTCGTGCGTGAGCTTTTTCTTGGCCACATTCGATTGATTATGAACAATAAATTTGATTTTGAGTGTGCTGTTGGAGTTGTTGCGCAATCAACCGAATGGTCTAGTGCTTATGCACATGTCACTAAATATGGCGATAACAGGATAGTTGCAGGTGATTATAAATCTTTTGATAAGAAGATGGCGCCAGCTCTAATACTTTCAGCTTTTGATATTCTCATTCGCTTGGCAAAGCGTAGTGGGAATTTCACGCCTGATGATATTGGAGCAATGTGGTCTGTTGCATATGATACAGCATATCCGATGGTTAATTATAATGGTGACTTGGTGCAATTTTGGGGTTCAAACCCCTCTGGACACCCATTGACCACTATCATTAATTCATTGGCGAATTCATTGTATGTCCGTTATGCCTTTGCCAAAGCGGGAGGTGATCTCGGTAAGTTTTCTGAACAGGTATCGCTACTTACTTACGGCGATGACAACATCATGTCAGTGAGTGACGAATGTGATTTCTTTGATCATACTGTTTTACAGAATAGACTTGCCGAAGTTGGTGTTGTTTACACCATGGCTGATAAAGAGTCTGAATCTAGACCTTTTATTCATATTGATGAGGCCACTTTTCTCAAACGGAGGTGGGTTTACAATTATGATTATTGTGTTTATCAGGCGCCACTTGAGCAAGAGTCTATTGACAAGATGCTCTGTGTTAGTGTGATGTCTAAGAGTGTGACTGCTGAGGAGCAGATGTTCTCAATCATTCGGTCAGCTCTTATGGAATCGTTTTTCCACGGGAAGGAACATTTTGACAATTATTTTTCTATGTTTTCGGATGTTCTAGCCCAACATGAGGAGTATAGCTCTTTTCTTGAAAGTTATCCACTTGTTACATATAACGAGTTTTGGGAACTATTTTTCAAGAATAGCGCTGGTACTATCTCGCAGTTTTAGGCCTTTTCCCAGGTCTTTAGCCAAAGGGAGATTTATATTGTAGATACACTTTTTGTAAATGTTGTTAGATAATATTCACTATTACACTAAGAAGGACAATGTAAATAATTTGACCTGAGCGATCCTCAAAGTGCTATTTAGTTCGTGGTTTTGGTCTTCCACTAATTGAAATTTATCATTTGTGCCGTTGAGTAAAAGCACATCTTATACCTTACTTGCTGAAAATATTGAAAATACACACATGGCTTCTAGTGGTGCCATGCCGTCCAAAGAAACGGCGCAAACCACACATTTTACAGATGCTGAAAAAGGTACTACTATCGATCTTGGAAATCCTGTTGCGCCTCCATCAAGAACATCTGAACTTGACGCTCTTCACTTGGCTAAGTATCTTGAGCGTCCTGTCAACATTTATAATCTAACTTGGTTAGAGGGAGGTTTTCTGTCAGGGGTTACAACCCCTTGGGCAGATTTTATCGGGAATACTAACATCCAGGATAAAATGCGATCCTTTGGCATGTGGAGAATGAATTTACACATTAAAGTTGTTATCTCAGCTTCACCTTTTTATTATGGCGCAGGGCTCGTGGAATACAATCCGCTTCAGCCATATCATACTAACCCCAGTGTTGTTGTGGGTGGTGATCATCAAATTGTTACCTACTCACAAAGGCCGTCCTTTTGGATTTATCCCCAATCATCTCAAGGTGGTGAGATGGTTGTACCTTTCTTTTGGTACAAGGATTGGGCTCTTAATGATGGGGATGATGCTGCTGATTTGGGAACACTTAGTTTCCATTCTCCTCAAGTTTTGCGGAATGCTAATTCCGTTGTTGGTGCTGATGTCAATCTTAGTGTCTATTGTTGGGCAACTGATGTTGAACTCTCAATGCCAACTACTTATTCCGAATCATCTTCAGTTAAAACACAAGTGCGTAAACGTGCTGTGTCTTTCGCTTTAGACAAGGATGAGTATGGAGATGGACCTTTATCAGGACCAGCCTCAGCGGTTGCTTCTGCTGCTGGGGAGCTCTCTAAACTGCCATATATTGGTGGTCTTGCTAGAGCTACTCAAATTGGAGCTGGGGCATTTTCTCGAGTTGCGAAGTTTTTTGGTTTTACCAATCCACCGAATGTGGCTAATATCCAACCTTATAAGGATATGCCATACGGTGGGTTCACATCGTCAGACATTTCCCCGTCTACGCACCCATTAACTCTAGATCCTAAATCTGAACTTACCATCGATCCCACGACAGTCGGTTTGCCGCCTGATGATGAGCTCAACATTGAGCACTTCTGTAGTCGTAAATCTTATATGTCTACGGTCGACTGGGATACATCAGATGCTGTTGGAGCTCTATTGTTTTCAACAACGCTTAGTCCTGAGACATGTGTCAGGAATGATGCTGGAAACCTAGTGTGGTCCACTCCTGTGGCCCACACTGCGCAAGCTTTTAAGTATTGGCGTTGTGGTTTTAAGGTGTCTTTTGATGTAATTTGTTCTCAGTACCATCGTGGTCGACTTTTGATTATGTACGATGCGTCTAACGACTCTACGGTTACTGGTCCAGGAATTTCAAATGTGACACGTATTCCGAGTTATGTCGTTGACATCTCAGAGGAAACACATATTGAACTTGAATTTCCTTATATTCAAGACCAGTCGTACCATCTTACTACAGATTATGACGGTACCACTGAGTGGGGTTCGCTAGTTAATGGTCGAGGTAATGGTAGAATTTTTGTTTATGTTCAAAACGTTCTCACCTCACCCGTCGCTAGTGCACCCGTGGGTGTTCTAATGTCTGTTTCAGCATATGACGTCAGGTTTATGGGACCTAAGGTTCCATCACCTAATGAGACTTTTGTGTCTCAGTCATCTTCTGTTACAACTACACCTGATGATTTGTCTAATCCAATTGTTGACGTATCGGATACGCCAGATGAGATAGATCTAGTATACGGTGGAGAGAACGTTCTATCCTTGAGGAAACTTCTCAAGCGACATTGCCATGTGTGGTCAGAAATGTATGAACACTCTAATGGGTTGTATTCTACCGTGACTTTGCAGTCCATGTATCCCTTTGGTCCTACATATATAGACAATGTCAATAACATTTTTACATCTGGTGCTGCCACGCAAGTTAACTACGCATCAAATTCATTTGTTGCGTGGTTTTCTCCGTGTTTTGCTGGAAGGAGGGGATCTATGTATTGGGCAGTTTCAGGTCTACCACCCGAAGATCAAGCAGGGACATCTGTTGCTATGGTTCGTATCTATCGTGATACAGCCTTAGCTCCTGCTGATATCCAATCCATTGACACTTCTAGCACGCCAGCTGCTATAGCGCATGCTGGAGTTACTAGGCAGTCGTTTAGGATGGGTAATGGTGCTTATTTGACCAACACAATGACGCAATCTGGTGTCACTGCACTTGTACCTTATATAGACAGGTACAAGTTTGTGGGTACTCATCCACGTACGTATTCCCGTTTGTATAATTCTTATCAGACGTGGGCTTTTTCCACTAATCATGGTCTTAAAAAGACCACGACGGCTGGAACAGATACTGATGTGCGTGATTACTACTGTGCAGCTGGACCTGATTTTTCACTCCACTTTTTTGTTGGTATTCCAACTATACGTATTGGGAGTCCGCCAGCACCTTAAATGAAAAGTAAAAAAC